GGAGTTGTAGCGTTCGCTTCATTCTTCACCTACATAACAACGATGCTGGTGGAGCTTGCGTACTACAAGGTATGGAGTTTGACGAGACTCTTGCTTACGATATACGCAATACACCTCCTCCTAAGCATCCCATTCTTCGTAGCACTCTTCTTCAAGTGGGACTACATTGTAAGTATAATCAGTTAGATATGGATTACAAGAAATACTTTGAAGATTGCTATAAGGGCTACGATGGCTATATGCTGGAGTATCAGGCTGACGATGACTCCGCACTCCCCGTGTCTTGGACGCTCTGTCCTGCAACGTGGATAGCACTTGCATCTTGCATCTGCCCTCCGTTCGTTATCTACCTCATCCTGACTACCATCAGCCTTATCCTCTTAGGAGTGTCTTGGTGGCGTGTTTTTGCCATCCGCAAGGCATACAAGAGGATTGGTGAGAAGAAATACTCCATCGTTGTAGAAGGAATGATGAGTAACGTCTACGTCTATTCTCTCTTCTACTTGGCGTTCTTCGTGTTCGGCATCTATGCCCACTTGGAGTGCATCATTAAACTTTTCATATAAGATATGACACGCAAAGACATTGAGCAGTGGGTGAAGGAGCACCCCATCCAATGGGAGGAAGCAACCGCTGATGACCAATACGGGAATGAGCATAAAATCATATTTGAGCGTTACTATGTTCTCGCTGGAGCTAAGCTCTTCTACGTTATAGACGAGATTATCTTTGAAGATGGCAACGAGAAGTATGAAGTCGTACGTACAGACAACCACAGACAGCACAAGCGTTGCGAAGAGCTATTCGTAGCAACACGAAACAGCCTTGAAGAAGCGAAGCGTGCCGCAGAGGAAGACCGAGTTGATGTGGTCTGTGATTACCTGCGTATAAAGTAAGAACGATGAAGATTGTCAAGGAACTATTTGACGAACACATCAGGGATGAGGTTCTTCATCCGCACGATGAGTATGGAAGCAGGATTGCCACTGAGCCTCCATTCTTTCTCGGCTTAGTCTTATGGGCTTATATAACGGGATTTCCACTTGTCGGATGTTGTGATACACTTATGACGAAGCCCGTACTAAGCCTAATCTTGTTCTCGGTGACGCTACTCCTCCTTGCACTTGGATTTGGTTTTAGCATAGCTTTTCTCGTCTATTGCAACAAGTACTACAAAGACCAAAGGGTACGAATGTTAGCATCAAATGATATACTCGTGGGAGCTTTCATATCGGTCATTCCGATTATGTTCTTATGCTTGTATGCCACGTACAGCCTCGGTCTTGTCTATCACTTGGGTAAGGTGTTCGGCTAAATATAGGTCAGATACTAAAATAAACGAATGACCTATCTATCGCACCTATTCAGAACGCTAAAGCAGGCGAAGGCGCAGGGCAACGAAGAGAAGTATTCTGTCGTAGAAGACCGCATTAACGCCTTCATTGCTTCTCGCTGGATACTGCTAATAGCCCTCTCCCTCGTCCCATTCAGATTGGACGCAGATAACCCTTGGAAGTATATAATCATCGGAATCGCTATCTCCGTCTACATTGTAGCGATGAAGCATTCCTTTGAGAGCCTCTACCACGGACTGAAAGACAAGGACGTAAGACGCATCTCACTCGTCACGTTCTTCTTTAGCCAGGCGTTGTCGGTGCTCTTCTACCTTCTGATGTTCGCACAACTAAAAAACATTTTCTAAGATGAAACCTTCATCAATCGTAAAGGCAGGCTTGAGCCTGCTCCTCGTAATTAGTCTTGCTTCATGCCGTACTCAATCGGGATATGTTGATGGGAAGCAAATCCGTCAGGAAGCTGATGGCTCAGCCGCATTCCTTATTCACGTTCGTGGTACGATTAAAGATGTGAATCAGGATACGCACCGCACCATCCGAGTTAATAAGGCGACTTACTACTCTATTGTAGAAGGTGAGTACGTTGAACTCAAGGAAGGTACGTACACTCGTAGCGAGAAGTAGGTATGGACGAGAAGCTGAAAGAAGCGTTTGACCATCTTGATGCTGAGTTCTCCAAGATGCTTGAGATAGCCATTGAGAACTTCAAGCGGATGGAGGATTTCAAGAATGCAACGATTGAGGACTTGTATGGTGTCTTCTCTGACGTGTATCGTGGAGGAGCATCACTGCAAAAGAAAATGACTGAGGTCTACGACCTGATGAAGGATGTAAGAAAAGAACTTGAATAAAAGACAGAGAAGTCGGAGAGGTGAAAATCTTTCCGACTTCTTGCTTTTTGATTTGGAAGGATAAAAAGTTATAGCTATATTTGCGCCTTAAAATCACCTCTTATAAAAATGGCAAATCAAAATCATATGATTAAGCATAGCGGTCAGGTGTTCACTCCTGACTTCTTGGTCTCTACCATCTTAGACTACGCTGGGTATATCAGTGGTAGCGTTCTACAAAAGCACGTTATTGACAATAGTTGCGGTGACGGGGCTTTCCTTTGCGAAATAGTGAGTAGGTACTGCGAGGATTATATCTCTACGAATAGCTCTACAAATGGGCTAAGACAAGAGCTTGAGACCTTCATCCACGGCATAGAGCTTGACAACGTAGCTTTTGAGAACTGCCTCTTCAACTTGAATAATGTAGTCTCCGAGTTTGGTATTGCTGATGTCAAGTGGAATGTGCTAAACGCTAATGCTCTTTCCTTGGATGTGTTTGACGCTATGATGGATTTTGTCATAGGAAATCCCCCGTACGTAAGTGTTCATAACCTTGGAGCGAATTACGATGATGCTAAGTCGTTTACTTTCGCACAAGGAGGAATGACTGACCTATACTTGGTGTTTTACGAGTTAGGTCTCCGCATGCTCAACGAGAGTGGGAAGCTATGCTATATCACTCCAAGCTCCTGGCTGTCAAGCCTTGCCGCAACGAATATGCGTAGTCGCATAATTCGAGATAGGATACTTGTAGGGCTGATAGACTTAGGTCACTTCCAAGCGTTTGCAGGTTCTACGACATATACAATGATTTCGTTGTTTGACGCTACGCACGATAAGAACCTGATAGAATACTATCAGTATTCGGATACGAGCAAGGAGAAGGTGTATGTAGATTCATTCACATACGAGGAAATGTCAATAGGTGGTAGTTTCTACGTAGCTTCACGAAATGACTTATCAGCTATCAGAGCGATAAAGGAGACTTCAGCTCCCAACTTCGTTAAAGTGAAGAACGGGCTTGCTACTCTTGCAGATAAGGTATTCATAGGGAACGTCTCATTCAAGCCTCTTACCATACCTATAATAAAAGCGTCTACGGGGAAGTGGGAGTATTGCTTCTTCCCGTATGACGTTAATGGGAAGCCATTAGGAAAGGATGAGGTGTTCTCGTATCCTGATGCGGCAGACTACTTGGAGGAGAATAAGGATACATTACTAAAGGGTCGTGCAGAAGAGATGAACCCTGATTGGTATCTTTATGGTCGTACGCAAGCCATCAAGGATGTATATCGCAAGAAGTATTCCATTAACTTCCTTGTTAGGAACATTGAAAGTATAAGGCTAAATCAAGTCCCCGCTGGTGCTGGCGTTTATAGTGGGTTATACATCGTCACTGATGTGCCATTTGGGGTAATTGAAAGAGCGATAAAGTCAGAAGAGTTTATCAACTACATATCTGCACTGAAACACTACAAAAGTGGCGGATACTATAACTATAGCTCAAAGGAGTTAGAGCAATACCTCAACTACAAAATATCTCAGTACAAGAATAATGTACTATGATTTGGTAGTATAAAAAACTCTTCCTACCTTTGTAGTGTGAGAGGGAAACAAAAGAACCTCGCACGGCAAACTGAACTAAAAAGAAATCCAATTATGGCAACCATCAAGGAAAAGGCTTTACAGCTAAAGAAGGACATCGAACAGCTCACGATTGAAGCTGAGCACCTCAACGAACTGAGAGAAGAGCTGGCTATCTCCACAGCACGACACAAGCCCTTCAAGAACATTATGACGGGCAAGGTAGAGTATCCTCCCGTCAGTCGCCTCTCTCGTGTCCTTTATCGTGCTCTCAAGCGTGAGCTGGAGTATCACGAAGCTAAGTCCGAAGAAATCAGCATTCGCTTTGAAGCTCTCAAGGAAGAGTATAAGGCAGAGAAGGCTCATAAGTATCTCAAGAAGCAGTACGAAGAAGCACCTAAGGATAGCCTTCTCGGTGTGATGTCTGACTTCCTCGGTGGGTTTGAAGTGGCTTCAGTAGAAGAGACTGAGGATGGTATCACAATCTTCACGCTTAAGTAGTACCAACTATGGGACAGAGTAAGTCGTACATCGGTACGTACCAACGGCTCGTCAAGAGAAAGGCTGAGCTGAGTAAGGTGATGACCAATCACGAGAGCAGTGTACGTGCTCGTGCTGTAGCAAGCAAGCAGATTGAGCAATTAGACGAAAGCATCTCCCTCGTGAAATTCCAAATCAGCGTTTCAGAAATGAGGAAAAATCGTATGGTAGGTAATCTACGTGTTACGACTATGTACTCTGATGATAACGGGGATGTCATCGCATTCAAGAATAACAATGGCATTATCTTGACTCTTGAGTCCATAGACACATCAACGTGTGGGTTCGGAGTGGATAAGATGGATGTCTCTGACTTGGATATTTCCGAGTTTGACGGAATGACATTCACGTTCAGCTTTGACGATATGGGTGCTACCATTGAACGAGTTGAAGGTAGTGGCATCCGACTGAAACCTGACAACGGGCATCCCGTATTCATCCCATGTCGTAATGGTAGCGGATGGTATAGTGACAAGACCATCCTCGTTCTGAAAGACCAATTTGGCTACAAGGTGGGTAGCTTAGACATCACCGAGTGCCTACAAGTAGTAGAAGAAGAAACAGAATAAGATTATGGAACACATTATCAAGAACCTCAAGGTAGTAGGGTTTTATAACCCCGAAGTTGAGATAAACGGATTATATCTCAAGGATGAGAATGGCGTTGATTATCGCCTCTATTCTCGTCACATATCCGATTGCTGTGAAGTCCATTACCTCGCTTTTAATGACCTTGAGTTGTCAGAGTTTGAAGGCTTGCTCTTTGACTTTGATGCGGAAGACCTCTCCAACTCAATAGAACGTGTTGAGGGGAGTGGTATCCGTCTCAAGCCTAACAACGGACATCCTATCTTCATTCCTGGATACTCATCCAACAATGGGTACTACTCCGATGACATCACCCTTGTCTTTTGCCGTTATGTGGATGACGATGTGTATTGTCAGATTGACGTGACGGAGTGCCAGCCTGAGTACTAACCACAAACATTAGTATGGTTATGATAAGCGAAGAAGAAAAGAGCAAGCTCGCACGCTATATAGAGTTCATGGGTAGAAGAGTAGACGACCTCTACACTTCTATCACGAATGAAATGGACTCCAGCTTTAGGGACATCCTGAAGTGCGAGTATAGCAATTCAATTAGACTCACCCGCACGCTTGTACGTAAAGCCGAGTATTATGGAGTCCCCATAACGACTTCCATCTTGGTTAGAAATCTCAGAGTAGTAGACTTCTACGAAGATAGCGATGGTAGTACGGGATTCCGTCTTGAAGATGACTTTGACAATACGTATATCCTCTGCTCTGACCACGAAAGAGATTGTTGTGAATCACATTATCTTGACATCAGTGGCTTTGAAAAGGAAGACTTCTTTGACGTTCACTTTGATTTTGACATTGTGGACTTGTCACGAAGCATTGAACGAGTAGAGGGTAGTGGTATCAGACTCTTACCAAAGGATGACCATCCCATATTCGTTCCTGGATACTCCAGCAACAACGGCTACTACTCAGATAACTTGTCTCTGTGCTTTTTCAGCTATGAGCTTGGAGCTTTAGGAGACATTGATATAACCGAATGCCAACCTAAGCATTATGAATGAAGAAAGAATAAAAGAGGCACTCGCCCGAGAGAAAGAGCTTGTCTCACGAGTTGAAGTGCTTAAAGAGCGCATCAAAGACGAGCCTGATGGCGACTCCAAGGAGCTTGACAAAGAAGAGCTAAAGTACTCCGAAGGTCTACTTGAGTTCATTAGGAAACGTATTATATTCTTAAAGCCATACCTCGGAGGAGTTACCTTCAAGAATATGTCTATGGTAGGCTTCCTTGAGGATACTGAAGGTCATGGCTTCTACTTTGAGGATAAGGATGGGAACAAGGTAGTCCTTCGTTCATTCCAAGACCCATATTGCGAAGGGTTGAGCTATCTCAACCTGAGTGTTCTCAAGGAGAGTGACTTTGATGGTCTCCTCTTTGACTTTGATGGGAATGACTTGTCTAAGTCTGTTGAGGTCGTTAAAGACCAAGGTATCCGTCTCAGACCTAACAACGGACACCCCATCTTCATTCCTTGGACGGTCCACAACAAGGATTGGAATGATGATGATATGAGCCTCGTGCTTGCTCGTATCACAGACGAGACAGACGGGAGCTTTGACTTCAAAACATGGAGAGTGAGCGGTCTCATCGGTAGTATGTGGCTAATTAAGCACTACGGAAATACAGACGAATAATAAGAAACGAAGATGAACGAGAAACTAAAAGAACGCATTGAGCGTCTTGTAGAAGAGCGGGATGCTATTCAGTCTAAGATTGACAATGTGAATAGCGAACTCAATCGCCTATATCCGTTGAAGAATGACATTGTGAACATTCTTTCCAAGAAACACGAGTGTCTCAAGGGTCTCCTTGAAGTTGCCCGCAGGGAACTCCGATACGTTATAGCATCTGAAGCTGACGAGATTAAGATGGCGAGAGTTGACTGCGTAGATGAAACGAGTCCTTTCACTATGGGAGGAGTCCACTTCACTGATAAGTATGGTCTCAAATACACCCTCGGGTTGGAGTCGGTGCACGCAAAGCAGATAATGAAGGAACGTGAGTATGGGGAGTTGATTGGTTTCTGCATCGACCGCAAGGAGTACAAAGTCCCTGAAATAGCTGGTTCATATCTTTCCTTTGATAATATGTCAAAGGTAGGTTGGGAAAGGAATAGGATGTCAGTCAGCGTTCATCTTGTTGATGGTAAGATATACTTTAATCTCAGGATTGAAGATAGGGATTTGAGCTACGTCTGCATTCCGTTTGTTACGAGTCGTACAGACTACAGCCCACTCAAGCTCGTCCTCAGAGACGAAGATGAAAGAGTCCTATGGATAAGCGAAGTCCCCGAGCTTGAACGGAACGACTAATCAAAAAATCTCGTCAGCATTTGTTAGAATGAGAAACTCTTCGTACCTTTGCTGATGAGATACGACAACAACGTCTACTAAACTAAAAAGCAAAGATATGAATATCACCCCCAACAAGTACAGCGCATTTGAAGACGTAAACTCTTCTTCTCCTTTCTCTCGTATTGAGGAACTCGCTGAATACGTCTGCGAACGTGAAGAGTACGTAGCCAAGGAAGTCGGTATTGACGTGTTTGACGTTAATGCGTTGATGGCACTCCGAAGTATTGCCAGCTTCTCCGTCATGTATGAAAACCACACTAACGCTAAGGAATCATATGATAAGTTTGGTGAGTTCGTAAAGAGTAAAGGGAGTAACCTAAAGATGGGCTACGAAGACGCTCTTAGAACGATGCTCTCATCAAGTGACGATGACTTCATCGGGTTCTACGATAAGTTTAACTTCAACTCCATTGACACTTGGACGACTCTTATAATCGGTAGCTTCCTAATGCTCCGTGGTCATCTGAAGAAGGAGGGTGAGGTGGTTGAAGAAAAGGATTACAAGTACATCGATGATGTAGTATGTAAACGAAACTTCAACCCTGCAACGGATAGTATGGACGATTACCTCTTAGAACTTGTCACAAACGCCTGCTACGAAGCTAAGACACGAAGCTGGTCTATTGCGTCACTCATCATTGTAAGAGCTTTCCTGAAGCTCGCAGAACAGCTTGGCGTTCCTTGCTTCGGTCTGTGCATGCAGGCGAACGATAGGGTGAACATCCTCATCAACAACACTCCTGAATACGAAGAAGACGTAGAAGATTAAGACTTATATAATATAGTATGAAGTTTAAGGAATGGATTAAGACCTTCGGGTCGTCCACAGCGATTATCCTCTTCGCTGTAATTATGGCAGTAGGCTCGTACTTCTTCATTGGCAACGCATTTGACATTGTCAAGAAGGATGTATACTCACGAGAGGATTTTGAGCGCAAGGTGCGTATCGTGGATTGGACTCTTGACGAGGTAGACTCTATCAAGCGTAAGAACGAAAAGCTACAGAAGGAAAACGACTCACTGCGTATGGAGAACGCCCTTCTGAAGGATATACATAGAGATAAGTAGGTATGACATTCACATATCATCTATTAGATAGCGAATACAAGGCACTAAGACCTCTCGCACTCGTAATGACCATCGGGGTCATCTTCTTCCTCGTATCGGGGCTATGGATTCCCGTAGTGAACTACAAGAACGAGCGTTCCGTAAAGGCACTCACCAAAGCAAATTCTGAACTCATCCATAAGGTGGACTCCCTGAGTGTAGCGAGCAAGGAAGCAAACGCAAAGGTGGATAGCCTACAACGTGAAGTTCAAACGCTCCTATTGGAGCTTGCAAGACAAGAGTAAGAAAAACAGACATAGTCTGTTTATTGTTGTTAAGTTGAGTTGAGACCGCTGGTGTACTTCGTGTGCGCTGGCGGTCTCTTCTTTTATTGTGATTTGGTAGAGTGGAATTGAATGATTACCTTTGCCGTGTAATACAAAACTCAAATAACGAATAAGGCTATGCTTGAGAAGAAATATATCAAGGAACTGAAAGCCCTCAAGAAAGAACTTGAGACCATTAGTTCAAAGAGGGCTAAGGTACTAAGGGACTCCACAGCGTCAAGTGAGGAAGAATATTACTCAGGGGACTACAAGACGTATACTAAAGAATATGAAAAGCTCACTGAGGAATATGAGTCTATCCGAAAGAGGATGGCACGTATTGTCGCAGAGAACAGAAGGTCGTTCGCTGGTCTACGTGGATGCGGTATATTAAGTACCCATAACAACACAATCAATGTACTCTCATTTGAAGATGAGTTCGGTATCAAGTATTCCCTCCTTATCATGGACTCTAATATGGAGCTATGCTATCCCAGCTTGAGGATAAATGACGACATAGTGGCGGGATTCATCGGCAATAGATATGACTTTGACGAACGTTCAGATAAAAGTGCGATAAGAGTTATTGACGAGTCTTCGTTCCTTGTTGCTGATGATAGAGGGAACAGCATAAGCATTTCCATTGGTTGGAATGAAGAATTACCCAAGCGTCATTTCTTCATCGCTCTTGTCGTAGAAGGTGGGTATGTCGTGTTTAGAGAAAAAGTTGAACTAAAAGATAAGTAACATCACAATCATGTTTGAAAAGAAGTACGTAAAGGAGCTGAAAGCTCTCGGGAGAGAATACGACAGACTCTACGAAGAATGGACAAAGCTCCTCATTAAGGAAATATCTCCTTCCACCAAGCTCCTTTATGATGGAGAGGCAGACGACATTAAGAGGCAGAAGAATGGATACTCCGAGGCTATCATTGCTATCTCCAATCGGATGGGTGGCATCATAGCATCAAATCAGACTATCTTCAAGAACCTCAAGGTACGTATTGTTCACCAATCTGACGATGGTGTAAGCTCTATCATCTTCTACGATAAGTTCGGTATTGAGTATAAGCTGATGCTCCTGGATGAAGAGTTCATGTCCAATGGCTCTGAGCTTGACTTGATGGGTGTCTACAAGGAAGAGTTCTACGGATACACGTATAACTTTGACCCTGCACGCATCCACGATGTCATCAACGTCAGTGCCTTTGGTAGCTTTGACCTGATAGAGAGCAAGGGGCGTGCCGTGAACATCAAGCTCCGATTTAACAAGGAAGAGAAGGCAGAGAAGTACTACCTCGCACTTGTCGCAAGTGGGGATAGGGTCGTGTGGAAGTGCAACATCACAAAGTTTGTCCCCAAGGATTTGGTGGAATAAACGAAGTACTCGTGCTTAAAAAAAGGATAAGACTAAAAGATAAGTAACAATATGACTATGTCCGAAAATGAGTATATCAATAAGCTAAAAGCACTCAAGAAGGAACGTGATTTCATCCTGAAAAGGTGGGGAGAGGAATTTTATGAGGAATGTAAAGCCAATGTGAGACAGAATTACAAAGGTGAATATAGTGACATCATAGAACAACGGAAATGCTACTCCAAATTGGTAAAGGCGATAAAAAAGCGTATGGCAGGTATCATCACTAAAAATCAGCCCATCTTCAAGAGCCTAAAGGTTTGCGGTGTAGTTATGTCTTATCATGGGGTAAGTTCCATCCACTTCTCTGATAGGTTTGACGTAGTATACAAACTGATGCTTATGGATGAAGATTTCTCGTCTGACGAGTCTAAATTCGGCTTTATGAGGGTGTCCCCCGAAGAGTTCTCTGAATATAGCTATGACTTCAATCCTGAGCGTGTCAATGATGTGGTGTACATCAACCACGATAACAGCTTTGAACTTATAGACAATAAGGGACGCAAAACGAACATCAAGCTGTATTTTGACAAAGAACAGAAGGCGAAGAAGTACTTCCTCGCCCTTGTCTTAGAAGAAGGTGGAGTGGTGTGGAAGCATAATATCACGAAGTTTGTAGACAAGGATTTTGTGGAATAAAAAACTCTCCTTATCTTTGTAGTGTGAGAGGGGCAGAAAGGAAATCCCCTCTCACCGCAAACTAAACTAAAAGCAACCAGCGATGGAAACTAAACAGAACATCCAAGTCTCAGACGTGACATTTGAAGTCTCTTACACCGAAACCGAAGTGCAGTGCTTCGCTTCCGTATCTAAGGTTCACGAACACTTCGCAAATGTGTCAGAGGCACTCCTCCTCGTTCTCAGAGAGGCAATGCAGTTAGAGCCTATGGCGGTGAACTACGAGCACGGCATCAATGTGGTACTGACTGATGAATACGATGGGTACTCTTATAGTATCGTAGCTATCAAGAAATCCGACAAGAACGACTACGAAAGTATCTGTAACCTCTACCCCGAACTCCATAGCGTCCTGCCTGACGGCACGGAAATCCGCTTCTGCGCTCCATACAGAACGGGGCTTCCCTGCGAGAAGGATTGGGAAGAAGACTAAAGCAAAAAAACTTCACCTAAGATTTGGTAGAACGGAAAAGTCTTCCTACCTTTGTATTGAAGGATGACAACAACGTCACCCACAACAAATAAACTTATAGAAAAATGGAACGTATTGAACTTATGGAAGCTCTCTACGAGCATTACAAGGGGCTTGAAAAGCTGATTGATAGCCGAATGTATTTCCAAGCCCCTAAAAAGGTTATCGGGAACTACCTCAAGTTTGACAAGCAAGTCTCCAAGGAGCGTATGGCTCTTATGGATGCACACCGCCACGTCTACAATCAAATGGTTATCTGTGACGCAGAAGACCGCAAAGGACGTGAAGGACTTGTCCTTGATAATACAACCCTCTTAGACCCTGATAGTGGCTCGTACCGAACGGGTCTCCGCTTCAAAGGGAAGTATGACCTATACTACACGCTCTCCTTCCGTGATGAGAACTACAACGCAAACGAAGACTTCGACTTCCTTGGCGGGCTTAGCGCACAAATCATCAAGCTCTCCGAGCCTCTCGTGCTTGACTTCAAGTATGGATACTCACCTATCACCCTCCACTCCAATGGCATCTTAGAAATCAAGGGGAATGACGGACGTGTTCTCAAGCACTTCATGCAAATCCCCGAAGGGTTCGGTAAGTCTTTCTCCATGACGCTCCTGAACGACAACGGAGACTACATTTGGAATGATGTCTTCGAGATGGAGGACTAATCACGTACCTAATATAACATCACAACGATATGAATACTGACCACATCTTAGACATGTCAAAAGCGTACAGCATTCCTTTTCAGAAGTATGTACGCTTCATCAACAAGACTCAGTACGCCAATGAGATTATGCGCTACCTCAATAATGAGGTGCATCCTGACGACATCAGAATCATCGCATCCGATATGATGAATATGATGTGGAATATCTTCGTGGACGAGATAAAGAAGACAAACCTCGTCAATCTGAAAAGTGTTGATGAGCTTGTCGGTGACGTGAGACCATTTCTACTCTTCTACTACCGCTGGACTATACCTATGTTCAAGGGAGTATTTGACAAGAGTATCGCCTCTAAGGACTTGACGCTCACCCCTGACGTTGAGTTTAAGGAGATGATGTGTTTCAGTCATGTCATTGATAACCCAACTCGCTACTCTCTATCAGGCTTCTCAGCTGATGGTTCTTCTCGTATCCAAGTCCATATCAACAAGCCCAACGAAGAGCCTACCTTGGCAGATGATGAGTTGTCTCTGTATGTCCTTAAAGCGTGGCTTAGCGACAGACGTATCTGTGAGATTACTCAAGTACCTTCTGAATTTGAAATCGTCAGACTCCTTGATAAGAAGGGTCGTGGGGAAAAGTTCTTCAAGATTCTTGAGATGATTAGGGATGCAGTTCCTTATGATGATAGTCTCGTAAAGGCAAAGAAGAAAGAATATCTTGAGAAGCTCAAGGATTACCCAAAGCTCAAACAAGAGGATGAGGTAAATCGGAGATATTTTCAAGATATTATGCGCAAGGTTATTCGACACGCAGAAGATATTGAGCGTATCGTAAACGACCCTACAGCAAGCGTTCTCTTGGTAGAAGACTATATGCTCAGGGACTTCAAGGAATACGTAACACTTCGGTACGGCTGGAACTCCCTCCTTCATGAAGTACTCCATTATGCTATCCTCTCATCGCAGTTTGAACCTGACGGAGAGTTCCGACCATTCAAGGTGGGAGGAGATACAGAATGGTACACACGCCTCCTGAAATAATCAAACCAACAACTCAACGACAACAATGGAAACGAACAACAATTCATCCTATATCCCTTCACGTATCAAGGGCATCACCTTCGCAGGCATTCTTTGGAGCATTATGCTGAATGACGATAAGTTCGTATACGTTCAGACCACACTCCTCATCCTATCCGCAATCGCATTCTTAGTCCTATGCTGGTCTATCAGCCGAAAGGGCGGTGTCAGCGAAGATAGTCTCAAGGAAAGTCGTAAGGATATAGAGTATTACGGCTCTGCTCTCCTTGTCTTTATATGTGCAGGAATAGGAGTAGCTATCATTGACATCAAGTCGGATTGGATTATTAGTATTGTTCTCAATACCATCATCTTGGCTGTTCTTGGTTTCATGTCAGTATATAGTGACCTAAGAAAGGGAAAGTAATCAATGAGAGCAGTAAACATCAAGTCCATAGCGGAAGGCTACTCTCCGATGCTGAACAAGTACCTTGAGAGTACCACCGATAGGAAGAAGGTAGAGCGATACGCAGATACACTCAGCGGAGACAACATCTATAAGCTCACCAAAGAACTCCTGAAATACTTTTGGGAGGTATCTGTCTCAGCCATCAAGGCGAGCAATATGCAGGAACTTGAAGACCATACGTCTTTCTTATGGGTTACGTATAAGAGAAAAGTGTCAAGACAACACGACCTCCGCTCGGCTCTTCCCGCAGGAATGTGGTATCCGTTTCGGGAAGCGTTCATAAACGCATACAATGCCTATTTCTACGAGAAGCGAGAGAAAGTCAATTCAAATGACAAGTTCTTCATTGGAGAAAACTGCTATGTATCAGCCGTAAGCGATGAATACATCAAGGTCATGACGAGCGACAAAGAAGATAGAAAGTTTGGAATCCGTGAAGCATCTACCTTGGAAGGGTACAAGATGATGAAGGCTGTACTTTGTGGTGTGGGTTCTTACAGCATTCCAAAGGTGCAGACCTTCGTAGACATCCTGCGCCTCCTGAATGACCCTCTCTTCTCTCCACGCTTCAAGAATGTCATTGAGTGTATGGATGATGTAGAGTTTGATTGGAAGAAGATGGACAACCCCGAGGGACGCTCTTGGCTCAACCGCTTGTTCACGTGTCAAGATATTATTGATATGGAGGTCTACGAGTATAAGGAGAAGATGATAGAGATGTCAAAGACCTCGGCAGAGATGCTTGGAGCTTACATCTTCAAGGGATATTTTCCTGCTTCGTTCAATATGGTGGAGCTATGTACATACGCACGTGCCATCATAGATAGCCCTAACACAAGAGACCAATGCTGGATGGACTTCTTCTACAAGATGAACATCAACACAACAGAACTCGCAGAGAAGAGCGAAGGTGGAGAGCAAGTACCCTATCCGATTAACGTTCATAACAAGTAAGGGTAATGAGTTTTGAAAAGAGACTAAACTTGGAGACAGCTAAGCTCATTATGATGATTGGATACTTCTTCATCATGGGCATGGTCTTCATACACTTTGGATTAGAAATCCCTGCGATTGTATCCATCGTAGGTACATTATCTCCTGGGTGCATCTCCATTGAAGCCATTACTTGGAGGGATGATGCCAGCAAGTTCTTCAACAGCCACTTCGTTCTAATAATGAATGCAGTAGGATTCATCCTGATGTTCTTCACGCAGGTGCTTGCTATCAAGAATGGTGTATATGTCAAAGGGCTTAGCTCACTAACGGATATACTACTGCTGATGGCTACCATCTTAGGCGGAGTGTCTTGTGTGTTGCACATCTACCTCTTCAAGAAGTCTATGTAATAGTAAGTAGTACGAATATGATAACATTAGCCGCCCCATTGTGGATGCTAAGACGCTACCACCTCCCATCAGACAGCCTTTGGGTTGATATTCTAAGATTTGGTATCATTACCATATTAGTCCTAAGCATTATCGTTGTCATATACAGCTACTTGAAAGACAACGGATATATCTAATCATAATATGGTAATACCTATAGTACCTGTAGTACCTGCAACACCTGCGACATCTGCATCTCTCCTATTACTGAATAGGGCTTTACATCAGAAGGACATCAATGTTGACATTCTTCTTTTCGGTATCATTGCGACATTAGGTATAATTCTTATACTTGTTGCATATTGGTACTTGAAGGACAAAGGATACATCAAATAATTATAATAACAACCACAAATGGAAGGAATTAACTTGTACCAAGCGAAGGTCGCCTACGACACTCAGAACGAAGACTTCTCAGGAGGAATGCAGAGAGTGCGTGAGACCTATCTCGTCAAGGCTACGAACTTCACGGAAGCAGAGACACGCCTTGTCGCCTACCTCACGAGCTACCCTCACGTCTCACAGCACGAGGTGAAGAGCCTTGGTATCATCAAGACGGAAGCCGTCATCACCTCACCCAACTGCACCTATGAAGACCCTATCTATGCAAAGGTCAAGGTTGCTACGGAGGATATTGACGTGAAGACGGGACGTACCAAGGTGACGAATACCACGCTGGTCGTCAAGGTGGATGACCTCAAGCAGGTCTTCGCTATCGTGGACAACACCTATCAGGTAACAGACCACCGAATCGTGGCTATCACGGATATGCAGGTGGTGGACTTCATAGAGTGATAACCATTTAATAATAACCCCATATGTAAGAACGGACGAATTTGCAGTGTGGTAAATAGGGAAGGGAGACAACATCCTCTTCCCTATTTCCTTATATGACTAAAGACGAACTCATCAAGATAATACAATACGAGATTACGTGCTATGGCAACCTCCCCGTCAAACTTGATGACGAGGATATATCTAAGCTCATTGACATTGAAATGAGTATGCTGTATGCCAAGTACTCCGTACTACAAGAGACGCAGTATAGCGTTGTATATAAAGAATACTTCTATACACCTGAGTTCAAATCAAGCAGGCTTATCAAGTGTCCTGACTGCGTTATCGGTATTGCTCAGTTTAGAGAGATAAACAAGTTCGGGGCTTTGACCTTTGGTCTTGGTTATGGTGACGTAGGCGGTGCTGGTGTTGCTAATATCGGGGCTTCAATGTATATGTCTCCTTGGTCTATTGATGGTGTCACCTACCGAATGTCACGCCTCTCAGTCGTAGACCTATACAAACAGCTCACTACATCTGCAATTCAGTTCGGTTTCTCGGAAGCAACGCACACCATCTCGGTAAAGGGTAGGACACCCAAGCACGATGTCCTTATTGAGGCTATATGTTGTATCCCCCTCGCAGACGCTTATAGCGACCCTTGGGTGAGGAGATACCTCATCGGTAAGGCAAAGCAACAGCTCGGTAGAGTGATAGGCTTCTACAACGCTCAGCTCGTTGGTGGTGCTACTATCAACGTCTCTATAATAAACGAAGACGCAAAGGCAGAAATGGATGCCTGCGATACATACTTCAAGGAGATAAATGCCCCTTGCTACTTCGCAATGTTCTAATGGCACGAAGATTAAAAGACCAAGTGAATGAGATAGCCAGCATCATTGACAATCAGTCCGCAGGGGTGGTTGCAGTGGATGCTTCTACGGCTATTGATGAGCTTGAACCCACACCACCTCTCTTTACTATTGACCACGATGCGATGCGTCAGTCCTGCGAGAACAGAGCAAGGATGACTATCACCCGTATCGTCAATCACGTGATGAGCGAAGAGGACGCTTCCTCCCCTTATGTCAAACAGAAGATGGAGATAGACATAGCTTCGCTCACCAACCTACTTGTCTCTCAGGCACAGAATGCAGTCCTCACCGAAGCGATGATTACCAAGCTCGCTATTGATGGGATGCCTACAAGTCAGACGAGAGTGTTTGCTGAGTTCAGACGTATGGATGCTGAACTAAATAAGCAGATACTTGAATCTGAAGCCGTATATAGAGCAACCTACACACAGCTCAAATACGAAGTTCAGCAGAGGAGGTTTGAAGGGTCACACCTTGAACTCTCCTCGGGTGAAGCAAGTAAGCCTAAGTTCGCTTCTGAACGTATCAGTGTAGGTAGCAAAGACCTTATCAAGGAACGCAACCTCAAGAAGAAGCAGTTGCTTATGGCGGTGAAGGTAGAAGAAGCTGATGCTGAGATTATAGAGAATGAAGATAGTCAGAAATAGGTTCATCCCGTTCAAGGGTTATCAGGGCATTAACTTGTTTGGTGTGCTGTTCGTCCGTGAAGATGAAGAGGTGAGTGATGTACTTATCAACCACGAGAGGATACACACGGAGCAGATGAAGGAGTTGTATTACATCTTCTTTTATATATGGTATGCCATTGAGTTCCTCATCCATCTTGCAAAGACCAGGAATACCGATAAAGCGTATAGGGCTATCTCCTTTGAGCGTGAAGCCTATGACAACGAACGATACTTATCCTACCTCAGTATGAGGAAGAAGTTTTGTTGGTTGGACTACATCGTATAAAGAGAAATCTCCCAAGGAATTATCCTCGGGAGATTTTTTTGTTAGATATTTGGTGGAATAAAAAACTCTTCTTACCTTTGTGGTGTGGGGATGACCCACCATAGATTAAAAAGAGAATAGTTTAACAAACTAAAAAGAAACTGAATTATGGACTTCGTAGAAAGTTTTGGACACTCCATCAGCTACTTCGGTAGCATTGGTTCGTACTCCACGCTCATCTTCTTCGTCATCTGCGCTCTGCTCGCTCCCGTCTTCATCAAGATTTCTTGGGTCGTCATCAAGATTGTCGCTAAGATTGTCTTCGGTCTCGGGCTGTTCTTCATCGCAGGGTCGCTGGTCTACGTCCTGATGGTCTTCATCCTCCTCCCTCTCCTCGGTACTATCTTCGGCTGGAACTAAACGATAGAGCGAGTTCTAAAGAACTTGTTATCGCTACTGCTCTCGCCCTGATGGAAGGTGATGTTCACCGCTCCGTAAATCTTCTTTGCTACATCACCGACAGCGTTGTTGGTGTACGTAAAGCCGTTAGAGGAGGTGAAACCACCCTTGATAAGGGGAAGTATATCACGAACGACAATCTTACCTCCAAGGGTCGTTTCTATGCTTCGTGAGAGGACTATGTCTCCATCACTATCAAGACCATCCTTTATCGTCATCAGGTCTTCAGAAGAGTAGAGTGCATTGTTACGTGGGTCTCCTACGAAGGATACACGTACGCTATCCACACCATCTACATCTTCGCATAGTCTGACAATATCCGACTGAGGTACTCGGTCTCTCCTTGTCATTTCAAGGAAGTAGTTAGATAGAGAAGACATAATGCCATCACGGATTGCTTCTTCACTACTACCCTCCCACTTCCTTACAGAGATATTGATAGCGAACTTAGCTATACGTGGCTGAAGGATTTTGTTCTCAATAGTGATAACACGCTGACCACTCTCTTCAATAAGGTCAAGGATAGACTGCTGTTCGTCTTCGGATAAAGTGAATATACTCTCGGGTGCAGTGAAGTAAGTATAAGCACCGAGACGCTTCTTGATGTCGGGTACAAGGAAGAGGTATATCGTATTGTCATCAAGCTGAGTATTGAATAGTCTCTGCTGAAGCCCTCTCATCCTGACACCCATCTTCCTGAGCTCTTCCTTCTCCTCTTCAATCTTAGCTACGCTGTTAGACTGCTCTGCGTCTACCAAGTAGGATTTGTGTATGTCAATGTTCTTTTGAAGAGCATTGATTTCTCTTTTTATGGCTTCGTCTTCATTTGTGTTGTCACCTCTGAATACATCCACGATGGAGAACATATTAAGTCTTCGCAGGAAGTACTCGTAGTTCGTCTTGTTGGCAAGCACCATAGAGCGAGAAGAATGTGGTGCAATCACCTTCGTAAGGGCAAGGTCTTCGGGAGCTTCACCAAGGGTCATATCCGTAAGAGCTACTACGGAGATATACTTATTCAAATCAACCTCTTCTCTTCCCATAAGACCTTCCGTCTTGATAGTCCAATTCTGAGGATTTGAACCAATCGTCTTGGAGAGGTTGCCCATCGTACCATTGGCAAGGAGGTACTCAATCATAATGGAAGCACCCTTAGGAGGGATAGCACCATTATCACCATTACCGAAGAACACATCTACACCACCAAGCATACCCGTACGTACGATACAGCTCTTCTCGTCTCTACCCATATCAAGGAGGGACGACCTATTCTGATACAGCTCGCCATTGACGAATACACGTACAAGATACTCATCCATAAACGCAGTACCCTTAGTAGAGAAGTTATAGCTCTGCAAAGCACCGCCATCAGACGTACCCTGCTGATACTCTATACTCCCCTGAACGAGGTCTACATCAAGGAAAGCCCCATTTCTAAGAGGGATAGAAGCCTGCTCGGCTGGGATAAGGACGATATAAGAGACCCCCGTGACATTACTATATACCTGCATCAGGTTAGGAATAAGAACCTCTCCTGATGCAGTATTAGCTGGCACTTCTTTGAGTAGAAGTCGGATGCGACCTCTTGATGCTGAACCTCGGAATGCAGAGTGACCCGTAAGGCTTGCAAGACCATATATAGAAGAAGGTCTTGACGCTGTTGAGATATTCAGCTCCGTGATAGAGTCTTCCACGTAGTAGAGAACCATACGCCCTACGTGGAGTATCGTCTGAAGTATCTGAGCGAAGGGTGAAGCTGGAGTAAAAACCTGCCCATGTTCGTTATATAGGTTCGACATATAGGTGCGGACATCACTCCACATCTCCTTGAAACGAACCTTCATCCCGTTGATAACTCCTTGATTATTACTATCTTTCGCCACGATGAATAAAAATTTCTCTTGCCTTTTGTTTATTTAGGATATATATACTACCTTTGCAGTACAAGGTAAAGACAAAAAGAAATCGCTATGGAGATTTGCAAGTACAACAACAAGGTCGCAGTCCTCTTCCATACAACAGAGGAGGACGAACTCTTCATCCGTTTGGATGACCTGAAACGTATCACGGGTAAGAAGCTCAATGATTGGGCTAAGTACTCAATGTATGTCCTTCCTTTCTATACGGGGAAGAACGCAGACAAGACCAATGAGTACTACGTTAAGTACGAAACGTATGAAGGGTACTACGGCACGTGGTTGCGTTTTGAATACGCACTCGCCTTCGCAACGTGGTGCGACAAGAAGCTGGGTAAGTTCCTTGAAGAATGCAGGGCTGACATAGAGAAGCCTAAGAAGACCTATGAGGACTACCTCTTTGAAGAGCTGGAGCGTCAGAAGGCTCTCGTAAGAGAACGTGACGAACGCATCCAGGAGCTTGTCAAAGAAATGCAGGAAGCTCCACTCCTTGCAAGTAAGAGGAGTAGACATATCCCAGCTAAGACAACCTACACGATGACCCAAGCGGCTAAGATGATAGGACTGCGTTCTGTGAATGAGCTTACCTCTATCCTATCATACAAGGGCATTATCTACAAGAGCGGTGGTATGTGGTTGCTGAATGCAGAGTACTACAATCAGAGCTACGAAGTCTATAAGACCTGCAATGTGAAAGGTCATGGTAGCGACAGCTGGGAGACAACCTACCTCGTGTGGACACCAGCAGGTATTGAGTTCTTAAAGAGCATCATCAACAAGTAAACTCTCACTAATACATAACAACAATGTCAGACAACGAAATGAAATCACCTCTCGCACATCAGGTCGGTGGAGAGCACTATAAGAGTGCCTACCAGCCGATTGAGTTCATCACAAGATTCCAGCTTCTTATGATTGAGGGCAACCTCGTCAAATACATCACACGTCACTACAAGAAGAACGGGAAGGAAGACCTTGAGAAGGCTTACCACTACCTAAAGCTCAGGAATAACCTTCAGTGCTATTGGACATTACCTTGCAACTTAACACGCTCCTTCTTCATTGAGGAGCTAAACCGCTACGCTAAGGACAATAACATCACGGAGCTTGAGTACAGCGTCATCTATGAATGCCTCATTGGTGATAGGGACTACGGGATGAGAGTTCTTAGAAGTCTCATTGACAACTATGATGAGTACTACAAGAGATAGGTCATAGACCATTTATCAACAACAAGAGAGGGGAAGCAGTCACCTGCCTCCCCTCTCCTTCTTTTATTAGATTACATTACTCTTGACTCTCTACAACTGCACGTATATCTTCGGGCACTTCCTCCTCATAGCCTTCCAGCTCGGGGAGGTCATAAGCCTTCCAATCAACACGCTGTCGCCTTTCCCAATACCTTGTCTTAGCATTAGATATATGCCTTGAGCAAGTCAGTGAGAAGTGCGTCATTTGACGCATCGTAGTGAAGGTATAGAGATACTCGTCCGTAGCGTCCTTACCTATGAAGATACTCTGAGGCAAGGAACTTCCATCCGAGGTTTTTGCCATTAGATAGCCCATCCCCCATTCAAGGATATTACCATCGGTCAGTCTAATGACACGCTTCACCTTGTTTTCATCCAAGGTGGTATATACAAGACCATACTCAATCTCGTGTTCCATCTCCTCATAGAATGGGTCAGTGACTTGCGTAACGACATCTGAGAAGGTGGGTTTGCCATTCAGCACCACTTCTGAGTAGGTGTAGGTATCCCCATCCTCGTTGAGTTCTACGCCCGTGCGTAGAACCCATTGGTCAGCTATAGGGTCTTGTAGGTAGTATAGCTTCCCATCCGAGGTATAAGGATTACCAACTAAAGTTTGAATAGTTCTCATCTTTAATAAATCTGTATTGTTCTTTAGAGGTAAACTGACTTAGCGAAGTGGCGTACTCAATACGTCCCTTGAAGATGGGGACGTACATTCTCTCCATTGAGTTTCTATCATCGTTATGAGTCATGACACCAAAAGTCATATAAGACCAAGTCCATGAATAGTTGAACCCTGAATTTGACATGAATGACAAGAACCTCGTAGTGGAGTTATAATATGGGATGTCTCTGTTGTAAAAGATAGATGACACTCCGTTGGTACTTGGGTTTAGACTTTGGTCTACACTTCGTGGAAGAATATCAAGGAAACGTCCTCCAACTATATTAATAGCACTTGAGATTGCAGAATTTTCAGGCTGAAATCCCTTGTTATTAACATAGCTACCCCAATGACCATTGGCATATATGGTTCTGTACCCAACATCACTATAAGGCTCAAGATTTGACATTTGGCTCGATGCGCTATTCCTACTTTCAAAATACCTCAAGTTACCAAGATAAGAGTATACATTTAGACCATTTCCGGATAATATAGTATCTGCAT